CGGCGGTCGCCGGGCTTGACGGTCTCGCCGATGTGATCCGCCCAGCGCGGGAACAGCTCGGGCGACTTCGCCGCCTCGCCGTCAGAGAGCGACGCGCTGGCCTGCTCGATCATCGGTCGCAGCCTTGCCGCGCGCTGCGGCGTGATGCTCTGACCGACCAGCGCCGTTACGGTCGCCGCCGAAAGCTCGGATTCCGTGGGCTTGCCCATCTTGACCGTGACCGTGCCGTCGCGGTGGTCGGTGATCGCCCCGCTCAGGCTGTACGCGCTGTTGTCCCACTCGTTGACGACCTCTTCGGTCTCGCCCGTGGGCTGGCTGTCCGAATCGTACTTGGGAACGGTGTCGCGCTGTATGATGCTCCACGGCGTGTTGTCGGGCAGCAGTGCCGCCGCGTCCGTGGCGGTCATCGTCAGGCGGATGTTCTTCACCTCGCGCTCGCCCCACGTGCGGTCTTTGTGCTCGCCCGTGATGATCGCGGGGTACTCGGTGTTGTTGACTTTGATGTATGTTACCATAGTTTCACTCCTTTAAGCGATAAGTTCGAATTCTTCGTTCACGAGGGCGTCGGACGGGAGGATGATGCAGGGGCGGATGCCGTTGCTCTCTGTTACGGATGCACTATCGTAGGTATACCCTCTTACTAATCCTGCATAATTAATGTCCAAAGTGGTTATGGATCGGAGCCACCACTTGGTGAGGGTTCCGTTATAAGTGGCAAGGTAGGCAGGGTTATTGATGATGCTCTCTGCGAATCCGTCTAAACCCGCGCCATCCGCCGGAAATATATTTCTAAAGTTGAGTTCATAACCTCCAAGAAGAAACACCTTGCAGGACAGTCCATTTGCGCCGCTCTGCACACTTCCGCCTTTTCCGCCTTTGAGATACGGAATCTTCGCCTGTTTAATTGCGCTCTGAATGTTGGCATCAAACAGGCTCAGGAACGTGCTGTTTAGATAGGAGTGGATAGAGCTATTTTCGTACAATAATTCAGAATTACTGTTCCACTGTCGCATCTCGTAGATGTCCTTCATTAACAGCCATGTTCCGTCGCAGCTGCTGTCATACAAGCTGCTCGGCAAGCCCTGATGGACGACCAAGAATTCCTTCTTCACACCGCTGACGTTCGTGAACACCGATTGCCCGACGCCCAGCGCCGACAGCTTCGTCCCCGCGCTCGGGAACGTGATGTCATACCCCGTCCCGCCGATGAGCGTCCTGCCCTTGAGGATGTTGTACACCGTGCCGTTGACCATGCACTTGCCGCCCTTGACTTCGTACACCGTGCCGTTGATGAGGGTCTTGTGTGTAGCGGGAGGGGGTGGCGTGACATTGCCAGAGCTGTCGACTTCCATGTCGGGCGGAAGAATGAGCGCGGGGCGGATGCCAGTTGAGTTGGATGCTTTGCTGGTCTCGACGACGCCGTCGTAGTTGACGAGCCACACAAAGCTGGTGCTGTAGGTGAGCGGTGAACGGAGCCCCCAGTGGTCGGCCGAGCCGTTCAGTTTCGCAATACGCTTGTTGTTGGCGGACGTGTCGGTTCCAGATTCAAAGTAGGACAGTTTCGCACCATCTTGCGGGAAGTAGGGGTTATCGCTGGTCGTGAAGCCAATCTCGTAGCCGGACAGCAGGAAAATCTTGCAGAGCAAGCCGTTAGCACCACTCTGATCCGAGCCACTGGAACCGCCGTTCTTGCGATACGGAATCTTCACCTGCTTGATTGCGTCCCTGATGTTGCTCTCAAACGCGTTCAAGAGCGTGCTGTTCAGTATGCTGTGGATGGTGCTGTTCTCCAGATTGTTCACATCCGAGCTGTGCCATCGTGTGGCCTCGAAGATGTCCTTCATCAGCAACCAAGTGCCGTCGCAGGATTCGTCGTACAGAGAACTCGGTTTGCCCTGATGGACGACGATAAACTCTTTCGCTGCACCGTTGACGTTCAGTTTGACGATACTGCCGACGGCTTTGGTGCCGAGTTTTGCACTTGCCATCTCAGCGCCTCCTTATTGAAAGTACCAGTTGATAGCGTAGTTCTCGGTGGGCGTGGTCTCCGTGCTCACGAGCGTCTGCTTGACGATGTTGCCGCTTGCGATGTAATCGCTTCCGCGAGACGCCGCCACCAGCCCGCCCGAGCCGTTGCCCTTGATGAGCTTGGTGGTGGAGGGGACATTGACGGGGCCTGCGGGGCCCTGCGGGCCGGTCGCACCGGTTGCGCCTTTCTCACCCTGCTCGCCCTGGTCTCCCTTGGGGCCTTTGATGTTGACCGTCGCGGGATTCGCAAGCCCGCCGTCGTTCGTCCAACTCAGGTCTCCCGCCGCGGACACAGCAGGGGTAAAGGTCGCGCCTTTTGCGCCGTCCGCACCTTTCGCGCCATCCGCACCGGCGGGGCCCGTCTTGCCTTGGGGACCCGTCAGGCCTTGCGGGCCGGTTTCACCTTGCGGACCAGTCTTGCCCTGCGGCCCCTGCTCACCCTGCGGGCCCCTTGGTCCCTCTGGGCCGGTGTCTCCCTTCGCGCCGTCAGCACCGGCAGGCCCCCGTGCGCCCGTGTCGCCCTTCGGGCCCTTGAGGTTCACGGTCTGCGGATTCGCCTTGCCGCCGTCGTTCGACCACGAGAGGTCTCCCGCCGCGTTTATCGCGGGCGTAAACGTCACGCCGTCGCGCCCGTTCGTCCCGTCCTTCCCCGGCGCGCCGTCTGCGCCGTCTTTCCCGGGCAGACCGTCCGCACCCTTGGCACCGTCCTTGCCGGGGTCTCCCTTCGGGCCCTGAATGCCCTGCGGGCCGCGCTCGCCCGTGTCACCTTTCGCGCCCTGCAAGGGGCCGTTGTTGATGAACTCGCCGGTAATACCGTCGAAAATGTAGATGTCATAGGGCTCCGCCGTGCCCACGCCGTAGGCATCGCCCGCCGCTGCGGTCGCTTTCTGCGCGGCGTCCAGCGCAGCCTTCGTGCCGTAGTAGCCCAGCACCTTGAAGCCGCTGCCGGTCTCCCCCTTGGGGCCTACGGGGCCCGTCTCGCCTTGCGGACCCGTCTCTCCTTGCGGACCCGTCTTGCCTTGGGGACCCGTCAGGCCTTGCGGGCCGGTTTCACCTTGCGGACCAGTCTTGCCCTGCGGCCCCCTTGGACCTTCTGGGCCGGTATCTCCCTTGTCGCCTTTCAGCGCGGCAAGCTGTGCCGCCGTAAAGTCGGAATAGGTAAAGGCATCGCCCTTGTCGCCCTTCGGGCCCTTGAGATTCACGGTCTGCGGATTCGCCTTGCCGCCGTCGTTCGTCCACGACAGGTCGCCGTCGTCGCTCATGCTCGGCGTGAACGTCACGCCGTCCTTACCGGCGGCGCCGTCTGCGCCATTGGCTCCATCCGCCCCGGCAGGGCCTTGCGGGCCAGTCTCGCCGGGATCACCCGTGTCTCCTTTGGGGCCGGTTGCGCCTGTGTCGCCCTTGGGCCCCTGCTCGCCGGTATCTCCCTTGGGGCCGACTTCACCCTGCGGACCGGTCGCGGCAACGCCCGTGTCGGCAAAAGCGCCCGCCGTGGCGTCCCACTTGAACCAGTTGCCCGTGGTCTCGTCGACGTATGGCATCTTGGAAACCGCCGTCTCCGCATCCGCCGCCGCCTGCAAAACCTCATCGACCCAGCTTTGATAGGCCGGAGGCGGTGTCTCTCCGCTGTCTTCCAGCGTTTCGCGCACGCGTGTTTTATATATCTGGCTCTTCACAATGGTATCGCCAACGGTGTAGCGCAGCTCTGCCGCGCCCTCACCGGCAACCGCCGTATCAACGTTCGATACCAGCCACACGAGCGCGCCGTCTTCTTCCGTCACCGTCACGGGATACGGCTGCGCATCGCCGTTTCGCTGCACGATCAGGCTTGCGACGCCCTCGCCGTAGCCCTCGCGCCACTTTCCCAGCACGTCAAAGACGACCTTGCGTGCCTGATTCTCACCCCTGCGCCCGAGCTTGATCTCTTCGAGCGCGTAAGCATTTTCAATAACCATGTTGTCACCTCTCTTATGGAAAACGGCGCAGCAAGAGCGACTTTTTCGTCCCTTGCTGCGCCGTGTCGCAACTCATTTTTCGTGTCTCGCGGTCTTATTCGCTTACGCGTTGTGGGCTTTCGCACTCTCAACGTAGTCGCTGCTCATCGTCTGGATGAGATTCGCGGTCGAGGCGTCCTGTCTCATCTGGTTCTGGATGGCCCACAGGAACTTTCTTTTGACCTGCACGGTCACGCCGCGCTGGATCAGGCAGCTTTCGCCGTTCACGCACACCAGCAGGTCATCCTTGTACTTGCCGCTGTCCTTGAACAGGCGGACGCTGACGTACTCCTCGCCCGCGCGATCGGCGTTCACAGCCGCAACGGCGTTCTTTGCTTCGCTCATCGGTCTTTCCTCCGTTTCAGTGGCGGGGGCGGCGTTCACAGCTGCCCCCTTGGTGGTTAGGTCAGCGGGGTCTCATCGAACGTGGAAGTCGTTTCCACGCGAATCATATACGCCTCAACCAGACGTTCGGCGACCTTGGTTGCTTTCCAGCCGACGGTTGCACGCTGGTTCAGCGGGTCAGCCGTACCGGCAGAGCCGAGCGGCTTGACGATGTGCTCAAGACCACCGCCGGTCAGCTCGGTCGTGCCGTAAGCCTCCGCGCCCATGATGAGGGTGGAGTAGACGTTGCGGCCCTTCGCACCGGCTTCGCCCGGATAGATGGCGGTCGACGCCGCCGGGGTGGTAGCAGGTGCTTCTTTCAGCGTGATCGTCGCGCTGCCAGCACCCGCAGCCGAGGCGCTCTCAATCTCAAGGAGCGCACCACCGATGACGACCTCACGGCCAGCCAGCTTTGCGGCGTCAGCAGTGGTGATTGCCTCGTTTACGGTCAGGACCTTGCCGGATGCGCTCTTGACGGTCAGGTCGCGTGCGCCCTCGGTCAGGTCGTCGGCGTGGAACACCTTCGCTTCGGTCGTCTCGATGAAGCGGACGCCCGCGATCTTGCCGATCTCATCGTCGTAGATGTTGCTGGTGTCCTTATACTCGTGCGGGCGCTTCCAATCAGGGTCATCCTGAATGTCGTAGGAACAGTCAGGGTGAATGATGGCCCAGTAGGAGCCCTCATAGCGCGGGGCGTTCATGGTTTTCAGGAAGCGAACCGCCTTGCGGACGGCACGCACCGTGAAATAGTGGTTGCCCGTGGTCTCGCCGCCAACAAGCAGATGGCGACCCGTCACCTGACCTTCGCCGTACTGGACGTTAGAGCCTCCGTTGATGACCTCGCGGGTGATGGTGTCGAGCGTGCGGCCCGCCTGAGAGCCGAGCAGCACCGTCGCTTCCTGCAGGTTATTGTCGATGGCGGTCAGGTCGAGAATATCGGAAATCTCGACGAAATCGCCGTACTGGTCGACCTGCGCGGTCAGCGTGGTCATGGACAGCTTACGGCCCTTGGGCGTAACGCCTTCGGTGATGGGCGTCAAGGCCTTGGGCAGCGGATCATACTTACGGAACTCGATCTCTTTGCCCTTGCCCTTGGGGATGTTGCGCTTCTGCGCGAATCGGTCATGCACCAGCTCGGGTTCGGCGTTGTCAATCAGGGTGTCGCAGTAGTAGGTCTTCATCTCGCCCGAGAGACCGGCATCGGTCGTCACGTTCGTCTGACCCTCAAACAGGCTCAGAATGACGGGCAGAATGAAAATGTCTTTGAACTTCTTCATAGAGTTTTGTCTCCCTTCTTACAGTCGGTAAATTAGGCGGGCATCAGAATACGATGCGCTCGCCGCGCCGCACGCGCCTTGCGATCTCTGCGCGGTCGGCCTTCGTGAATTTGCTCGGGTCACTCTTGACAATGACCCCCGGCTGGGAAGTGGTTCCGTTCTCGTTCGGGCGCATTCCTTTCGCGCGGACGTTGTCCATCACGCGCTTTTCCATCTCCGCCGCAGCTTTCGCCGCGCTACGAGCCTGAATGTCGCCTAAATGGGATACCTCGTAAGCGTCTTTTACAGGGACGCCCGCACGCAGCATCGCAATGAAACGCGGATTCTCCGCGACTTCGCGCTTGAGGTCGAAGTCAGGGTACTCGCCCGGCGCGTCCGCCGTGCCGACCAGCTCGCTCGCCTGACGAATCCAGTCGTTATATGTCTCGTCGGCTTTCTGCTGACGCTGCCTGTCTTCTTCCTGACGTTTGAGCGCTTCGTTTTCCTGCTGCATCCGCGCATACTCGCGGTACTGTTCCACGCTCATGCCCATGCTCTCCGCTTCCGCGTTGTAGAGCACGCTGTTGAGCGCCGCATCGCCCTCAAAAGCCGCACGCAGCTTACTCATATCGCCGTCCGTCACGCCATAATGGCGCATCAGTGTGTCGATAATGGGCTGCGAATCGGCGATTTTCTGGTCTTTAGCCTTCTCCTCGCCGAATCTGCGATTGATGATGCGCTGTGTCTCCGCAGTGTACACGTCCTTGTATTTGCCGTTTACGAGGTCAAGGAACTCCTTTTTCAGGTCTTCCCCGCCTTTTCCCGCAGCCCCGGCGTCGCGCTGCTGCATCTTCGCGCCCTCGCCCTTCGGCTCGCCAGAAGAGGCCCCCGTATCGTCAGGTGTCTCCTGCTTGCCGAACACGACGTTGGCGTATTCGCCCGTTTTGCCCTTCCGGGTGGGAGAAGAGCTTGCCTTCGTGGTCTCGCCCTGTGCGCTCGCGCCTCCCTCAGCGCCGCCCGATGCACCGGCAGCGGCTCCCGCAGCGGCAGCGCCGCCGTCAAAGAGGCTCAGGATCACGCGAAGCGTGGTTTTGAGGTTCATGGTATCCCTCCTGCTTGTCAAATCGCGGATATTTGGCCCTCCGTGTAGGCCGTGCAGCGCTTCCTATTATCCGCAGGGGAGGGGAGAGCGGCGAAAAGATAAAGAAAAACGCCGACCCTCCCTTGCGGGCGTATGAATAGGAGGAAGCCACTCGCACGCCTAAAGCGTAACATGCGGCTTCCTCCAACTCACCACGGGTGAGAAAAATTTTTTTAATTTTCTTTGACGTGCACGAAGATCGCGTCCGGCCTCGTGTCTTCCAGCTGCTTGAGCCCGATGCACGCGGCGATGAATGCCGCTTCGATGCGCTCATCGCCGCCGCAGTGGATGAGGAAGCGCGGCGCCCCCTCGTCGATCTCAAAACCGTAGACCTCGCAGTCTCCCTCGGCTTCCATGTTCTTCACATAGCCACCGAAAGCGTACATCACACCAGTAATGTAGTTGCAGCATTTCTCGTCCGCCGAATGGCCTTCGCACAGGATCATGTAGCGGCCGATTTCGTGCTCGATGTGAACCATCGTCATGCACTTACACCCCCGGCATCGCCGCGCTGCTGCCCGTGTCCATGTTCGGCTTAGACTGTTCGGCAAGCTTCTGCATGTACGGTGTCTGCGCGTTCTGTGCGTCGGCGTTCTTGCTCTCAATTCCGCCGCTGCTGCCGCTCTTGCGGGTCGTGCCACCGCTCTGCGTGCCGCCAGTCATTCCGATGCCCATGTCCTGTCCCGTAAGCTGCTGGATAACCGTGAGCGCCTTTTGCAGATGATCGCTCTGCTGCTGCACGACGTTGTAGAGCGTCGCGCCTTCGTTGACCTGGCTCTTGATCTTGTCGATCCCTTCGAAGTCCATCATGTCGAGCGCAATCATGCTTTCCTGTGCCCTGTCTGGGGAGAAGAACCCAAGCGAATACAGCTCTTTCGCCCGCTCGTTCTGTTCTGCGCGGGAGAATGGGTTTTTCTTCTGCGCCTTGATCTTGATGTCAAAGACCGGTCTGCGGAACAGGTCATTGCCGAGGCTATCCACGCCCGTCACCTGATCGCCCAGCTCGTTCACGCCGATCTGCGCATACTCGTAGGGCATTTCATTTGTGATGCGGAAAGTGCGCGCTGCGTCGTAGAACTGCCGCATGCGCTCGATGCACAGCTTCACGATCTTCGCCTGCGCGCGGTAGCACGCCGAAATCATATCGCGGCTTGCCTTGTTGCCCGCCTCCTGCAATGCAGAAATAGCCGCCGCAGCCGTCGCCCCGCTGGATGTTCCGCCGTTGGACACGTCACGGTTTGAGCTCGTTTCCTTCATCTCGTCGATCTTCATCTGCACGATATTCGCGTAGATGGAATCGAGCGGGCGCGTCGTTACCTCGCGGAGCCTGCTCTCGTCGATCTGGCCGGACACGTGGATGATCGGCTTGCGCCAATCAAGGAACTCTTCTTCGTTGATATTCAGGCTTTCACTCGCGAAATACCGGCGCTTGCTGCCCATCATTGAAGTTTCGAGGATGTTTCCCCACAGTTTGTCGATGTAGAGCTGCGGATCCTTTGCAATGGCCGTATACCCAAACCCCGCAGGTGTGCCCTTTTCGGGGAATAGCACATCGAACACGAACGGATATTCGCCATCTTCGTAGAAACCGCCCTCCGCATATTCGGGGTCATTTTCGCTGGCGTAGATGATATGCTCCTCGTCGATGAACTTCGCGTAGTGCAGCACCGTTCGCCCGTCTGCGGTCTTCTTGCGGTAATACCAGTCAATCACGGCGACCTTGTTGCTCGTGTCCACCGTGTCATCGTACTCGTATTTCGCCGTTTCAATGCTGCTGCCGCTGAGCTTATCCGCAAACTGCGGGTATTCGTCCTCGATGATGTCGCGGTCGACGAGCGCCACCGTAAACACGTTGCGGCTCTTCTGGATGTCCTCAATACCCGGCTCCCAAAAGATATTCAGCGGGTCAATGCCCTCGATAGCGATGTCGCCGAGCCCGTTGTCTTTCTCTTTGTCCCAGAACACGCCGTAGATCGCCACACCGTGTTTGAGCTTTTCCCACCACTCGAAGCTGTATGTGCTGTCAAATTCGTTGTATTCCATGATGACCGGCAGCACGGACGAGAGCGTCTGCGCGCTTTCCTCGTCGCTCTGCTCGCGAGGCAGGCATACGGGCTCGGGGTAGTTGTCCATCGCGTCGGCGTGCTTATTCATGATCGAGTTAAACAGCCACGCACTCGCAGGCTCGGGAGATTCCCCCGCGTCTTTCGTCCCGCGTCGGATATCCTCCCAATGCCGCAGCTTCCACCAGCGCTCCTCGCTGATGATACGGTTCTCGAAGTTGCTCTTGCCCTGCTTGTACTTTTGCAGCGTTTCTACGGCGTCACCGATCTCCTTGCTGCCGATGGCTGCGCCGCTGCTCATCGCCGCGTCGCTGTCGCGGAATGCGCCTACAAGCGGCGCTTCTGCCTTTGCATCCAACATCGCAGCAGCGCCAGCCGCGTCGGCCTGCTGCTGCGTCTGCGGGAATTTTCTTGTCCCTGCCATGTCTTCCCCTCCTGTCAGTTGTGTTGGAACCACGCATATCTGTCGTAGCTCGGCGTGTTGATGTCCAGCGGGTCGTACAAGACCGGCTTCGGCGGCTTATTTACCCGCGCCGCAATGGGATTCTCCATGCACACATAGCGTGTCATGTCGTAGATATGATCCTCCTGCTCGGTGTTCACGTCCTCAACGTCCTTTTCGTCGTAAACGAGGTTTGGCACCGTGCGGATGAAATTCTTGCACGTATCGAAGATATACAGCATCGGCACGCCGTTCTCATCAAACGCGAATCGGTTGTGCAGCTGCATCTTGCCGTCGATGCGGGCGTTATCCCCCTTCTCGAAGTAGACGCGCTCGCGCTCAAAGAGCGAGCCGATGCTCTCCGTGCCCTGTGTGCCCCAAATGGCGGGGTCGCCCACGCGGAAGATGTGCCTCCCCTTGAGGTTCGGGTCTTCTGCCTCAATGCGCTTCATCTCGCGGGCCACCGCCGTCGGTTCCATCTTCACGCCCTCGTTCGGTGTGCCCGTGCAGCCGTAATATTCCCGGATGTGGTAGAGACGCCTGTCATGGTCGACCGCGAACCAGCCGATGGCGAACGGCCTTGAATAGCCCCAGTCCATTGCGCACCAGATTGGCCACTCCTTCGGCACCTGAAACGGCGCGATGACGTGCGTATGGATGCGGTCGCGGTAGTGTTCGCTGTCATTGCGCCACTCGGTAAACACCTGCCCGGAGAACGTGTCCCAGTCGCCGTAGAGCAGTGCGTTCTTCTCCGCCTCCGGCATCGACGCAAGGCGCGTCAAATAGCTGTCGTCGTTCTTGAGCAGTATCTTATTGTCGAATACCGTGCTCGGCACAAAGATGCGGCTCTTCTGCCGATGCTCTTCGTGCCCATCCGGAAAGCGCACGACTGCATCCTCGCGGATGGTCCTCATCGGCGGTGCTGCCGTGATGAAACGCTCCTTGACCCATCCGTGCCCCACCCCGCCGGGGTTCGCCGTGCTTCGGATGTATACCCGCGTCCCCGGCCCGTTCGGTCGGTTGCGGGAAAAGAGGTAGCTGTATTCTTCCCATGTAAAGTGGGTCAGCTCGTCGAATGCGATAAAGTCATACGCCTGACCCTGATACTTGATCTTGTCCTTTGCGTACTGCATCGAACCGAAGATGATTTTCGCCCCGCTTTGGAATGTCCACGTGTGGCTGCTGCCGTTGTAGCGCGCGCCCGGATAGATACGCGGGTAGTAGTTCAGCGTCTTGTCAATGAGCTCGGCAAGCTGCGGGAAGGTCTTTCGCAGGATAATCGCCTTGTAATACGGGATATCCACCTGCCGCAATGCCTCGATGACCAACGCGTCGGATTTTCCCCCGCCTAACCGGCCGCGCCGCCGTATAGAGCCTCATCCTCCCAGCGGCTCATAAAGAGCGCTTGCTTGGGCTGCGGCTTCCATACCACGCTACGCTTCGCCATTCGCATCACCTCCCGCGTCCTGCGGAACAGGCATCACCGCGGGAAGCTCTGCCACACCGCACACGCTCTCTCCGCTGTCGTCCTTCTTCTCGTCATTTGCCCAGCGGAAATTGTATCTCAGGCTGAATTCAGCGCCACGCTGGCCGTTTCGGTCGAAGAGCCGTTCCTCGGCGTAAGCCTCGATGCGAGACTTCGCGCGCGTAACCGTGTCAACGAATCCTTTCTTTGCCTGATAGTTCAGCAGCGCCTGCCTGCTCGTAAATCCCAGCGCAAGCGCGAGCCCCGTCACCGTCGGTGGGCGCTGATGAATGATAAACGGCTGCCCGAATTTGTCGAGGATTGGCATACCATCGTCCCCTATGATCGGCTCGCCCTTGCAATCCTCGAAGTATTGGTCAATGACGGCCTGCATTTCTTCGACCGTCGCATATTTGGGATGACACCCTGCTTTTGCCATGCCGCCACCGCCTTTCTTTTTTATGCTGCAAGCCCCCCGTCCTCGGCCTTATCGCACAGCATTCTTATCCCCCGCTCGGGGAACCGAGCTTCCTATTTCCGACGGTAACACGCCATCTTTTATTTCTCACCACGGGCGTGGAAACTTTCTCTCCCTCTTCCTGTGCTCTCCCTTGTATAGTTACATACACACAACATAGATACATCCTGCATATAGCACCCTCTCCCGAAAGAAAAGAAATATAAAAGAAAAGAAAGGGGTTCTCCCTCACGGCAAAAAGAGAAGCAGGGCTTTCGCCCCGCCTCTTCTTATGCCATTTTGAGCTTTCTTTTGAGCCACGCCCACAGGTTGCGCCACGGGTGGGATTCTGCGTAATCGGCGCGCTGCTCGGCGTTGTAGCGCCTGTTGCGCATTACATTAAGGGCCTCTTGCTTAAAAGCGCACTCATCATTCGCTCGCCCAAGCGCCGCCTCGGTGTCAGCGAGCTTGTTTCGCAGCGCATCCGCGTCCGCTTTCAGGTTCGCGATCTCGTTTGCCTTGTTGATGGCCTCGCCGTTCATCTGGTCGATCTGCTCGGTCAGTGCGGCGTTTACCCGCCTTAATTCCTGCACTTCCGCCTGCGCGTCCTCCACCATCTTCGCCATCTGGTCTTTGGTGTACTTCTTTACGTTGATGCTCATAATTTGGCTCCTTTCATTCGTAGCTGTTCTTCCCGTCCCCGGTCGCTCACGACGCTCACGACTTTACAATCGCCGTATCGCTCAATGTCCATGGCGATGCGCTCCTTGATGCCCTGCGCGTCAGCGGCGGGGACGTTGGCTTTAATCGTGATCGTCAGCATTTTTGGACCCCTTCGGTTCGCCGTAGCTGCAAAAATCGTCCTCACCAACGTTGCGTCTATTACATGGCGAATATCTGTTGTGACACGTCAGTATCCCCGGCTTCCCGTATCGCTGGGGAAGTTCAGACGGCAGCGCGCTGTGCTTGCAGTCCTTGCACCGCGTCACGACCACGGCATCAACGGTGGGAGCGTGTCGAATTTCGTCAAGCGCAAGAAGGTCTTCATCGGATATTCCAAACTGGTCTTCCAATAAATCAGCGTCGATCAGCCTCATCGCTGTCACCTCCGTCCATCTTTGCGCCGCAGTTGGGGCAGTACGGCTTTTCTTGGTTTTTAGCTATGCCACCAACCCCGTTATGTTTTCCGCAATGCGAGCAATAGCATCTACGACGATTATATGGGCCGCCAAATCGGACTATCCACCGCCCATGCACCACCGGGGCAACATCGGCGGCGGGGATTCTATCCGCAAACATAGCCGCCACGCTGCCCCACATTGGAATATCTTTCACCAACTCGATAAATGCACCGCGCTCAATGTATTCAGCCATTTTCAGCCCTCCTTAAAGCTATAAGTTCGTCTTTGGTCAGCGTGTGATTGCTCGCAATCAAAACCGTTCCGTCGTCACGTCTCTGGCAAATGAAAATATCGCAATGGTACGGGTTGCTTGTAGAGTTTGAGCGCCACGGGCAGTCCATGTTTTTGCAATCATTCATCCTTCATCGCCTCCAATGCTTTCTTTTGGTGCTCATATTTATTTAAACTTACGCGTTCAAAAAGAGCACGTTCTGGCGGCCATCCAGCCCTCAGCCTATCATATAACGTATACGGGTTTATACCTAAAAAGTCAGCCCACTCATGCAACGTCTTTTCGGTATCTATTACTTTAATTTTCACAGTCACTTCCAAATTGTTTGCCTGAGTTTTTCTGTCAACCCAACGACAATTTTCTGGGCAATAATCCCCATTATTATCTACCCTGTCAATGGTAAGGCCTTCTTTATACCCGTTCTCATCTTCCGGCATATCCTCGAAAAGCTTGTCTCGCAGCGCTTCCATTGCTTCGCGCAGCGTTTCGCCGTGTGCAAAAATGTTGTCCTGCTTGACGATATAACACGGTGTGAGCGTCAAATCGCCGTTCAAAATTGCCCCGTGCGCAGTGTTTCCGCGCACGGAACGAATCAGCGTGTTTACGCCGTCAATTCGATAAACCGTTTTCCGGTTGAAGCTTTTAATTCCGTAGCCGGAGCCGGAGCCGTAGCCGTCGCCGTAGCCGTCGCCGTAGCCGGAGCCGTCGCCGTAGCCGTCGCCGTAGCCGTCGCCGTAGCCGTCGCCGTAGCCGGAGCCGTAGCCGTAGCCGTCGCCGTAGCCGGAGCCGTAGCCGTAGCCGTAGCCGTCGCCGTAGCCGTAGCCGTCGCCGTAGCTCACAGTCAGAAATGCTTTGATCTTCTCGTCAAGCGTCATCTCTTCCACTCCTTTACGCCTCGAAGAGACGCAGATGCCGTGTCTGTGCACGGGATGATCTGGATCGCACCAAGCACGGTCATCTCCGGGACCGTCACGGTAAAACGGCAGTTGCCCGGTGTTTTTGTGCCATCCTGCGCCAACTGCTCCACGGCACACGCGCCGTCCCAGCTCCACAGCTTTCGCACCTCCGTCATGGTGACCTCGGAGCCGTTTCTCTCCTTGATCTTGCCGAAAAATACGCCTGCGCGGTCGCAGCGAACGATGTAGTCCTGATTGTTGTTCATGATGAAATTCCTCCTGATTTTTGTTAAAATTTAAAACTCTCTCTGAGATTCTTCCCGTTGATATCCGCATCCGCCGTAAAGTAGCGGTGCGCCTCGTTGATGTAGACGATTCTGCCGTGCACGGTTTTCAATTTTTCAAAACTGCATAATCCGCTCGCGCCCTCAAAGGCTGTGGGTATCCAGCTGTATGTGTCTCTGATGTTCAAAATCAATACCTCACTCCGATAAAATCCAGCACTCGACCGTAGCCAAGCCCCTTTTCGTTGGGCTTCCATAGCCCGTCAGCAGGATCGTAAGCCCCTCCGCCGATGCAAAACTCATAGTGCTTCGGGTGCGTGTGCTTCATGCGCTCGAAGCGGTTTTCACCCTTTTCGAGGTGCGCGCCGAAACCGCAGAACATGCACCCTGTCCTCTGGCATCCCGTGCAGTGCAGTTTGCAGTCAATCAGCGTTTCCGCGTAGTCATTCTCGCCGTCGCTCGCCACGATGTCACCGTATACGCTGGCGATAGGCAACTTTCGGTCTACGATAAACCGAAGCACATCCTGCTCCGTCCAAAAGCTCATGGGCTTTCCCATAGGGCGCTTGCCATCAAAGGCGTTGCAGGCTGTGGCAGTGCTCAAAGCTCATCTCACACCTCGCGGATCGTGATGCCGTACTTGTCCTGCATCAGTTTCTTTTTCAGCAGATAGTCTTTCGTTTTCACGCCCTTTGCGTCCTCGACCTCGCGCAGCCAATGCACCGTGCCGTTGCAGTCCGGCTCGGTCGCCCGCTCGTAAATAAAATCCGCGCGGTAGACCATCGGCTTGATTCTCTCGCCCTCGATGGTCGTGTATCCCTCAACGAGTGTGAAATTGACTTGCAACCGCAAATCGCGAATCTTGCCCATCGCTCGCAGCACTTTCAGCTCGCCGAACCGCTCCGCCTCACGCTCGGAATCAAACTTGATTCCGTCGCACACGACCTTGCGGTTTCCGTATTTGCTTTTTTTCGGCTTCTGCGCGCCTGCCAGCTTGTCAAGCACCTGCTTCTGCGCCTGCGGCCCGAGCCTCGCGAGGTCAGCCGATGTCAGAGCCATCGTTTACCTCCGCCTTGCTGTCCGCGGGGTCGTCCCGCAGACCGACCGCAATATGCATCACGTTCTTCTCATCGACGCGCTGGTGAATCTCGTATTGCCCAAGCAGCGGGTTCACCTTCGGTCTTTCGAGGTGGAGCGCCTTCATGCGTGGGATATCTTCTCCCGTGTCGGGGTCCTTCACTGCCTCGCCGTAGGAAAGCGCGATCTGGATAATCCAAGCATCGAACGCCATGCGCAGCTGGTTCAGTCCCTTCATATCCTCGCGCAGCTTCGCATTTGCTTTCATCAGCTCGCCGACTTTTTTCTGATATCTTCCGAGCTCGTGCTCAAGCCGTTTTACCTTGTCTCTGTTTCTTTCGCTCATCGGTTCTCCGTCCTTTCGTAGTGCAGCGTCAGCGCCCGAGCGATCGGGCAGCGCCGCCATTCTTCGTTGGCGCAGTAGCGCCGCGTATATTCGTCCAGCTCTTCTTTTGGTAGCTTGACTTGTGCGCCCTCGCAGTTGAGATAGTCGCGGTAGTCCCGCGAGTAAAACGGGCACTTGAAAATGCCCCCGCGATACCCGCTCACGGCGCACCGCCTGCCAACACCGATTTGACGTGCCTCATGCGCTGATTTGCCTTGTCGCGTCTCATGCTATCGCCCTTGAATACCAGTGGCGTGCACATCTCGAGGATGCGGTCATAGATGCGCTGATAGGCCATGTCTTTCGGCCTGCACAGCTCGTCAAGCGTCAGGTTTGTGGTGACGATCAGCGGCTTCTTGGCCTTGTATCGCTCGTCAATGACCGTGTAAACCGTCTCCATTGCGTACTCACTGCTGCGCTCTGCGCCGAGATCATCGATCACCATCAGCGGGTAATAGTGCACCTGCTCGACGATTTCTTTCTTGTCGTATCCCGCGTTGAGGATTCGCGGGAAGCTCGTAATCATCGCCGGGATCCCGCGGTCAATCAGCTCGTTGGCGATACACGCCGCCGCGAAGGTCTTCCCGTTGCCGGTGTTGCCCCACAGCAGAAGCCCATTGTTCTCGCGCCGCATATCGTCCCATGCGTCGGCATAGCGTTTGCATTTGACGATCTCGTCACTCATCGTCGCCTTGTCGAACCGGCACGCCGTCAGGCTCTTGTCGCGGATTCCGTCAGCACGCAGCGTTTCGATGCGTAGTCGCTTCTCACGGTCAGCGCGAGCTTTTTTCTCGGCCTCGTACTCTCGCGCCGCGCAAGCACACTGGCACCCGACAAGGCGGACATTCCCGCCGATGGGGATGCGGCACTGCTTCGGCGTGTTGCAATGGCCGCAGTACAGCAGCCCGTCTTTCTCGTAATCGACCAGATCACGAACAGGCTCGGCCTTTTTCGCGATGCTGTCGATCAATGCGTCAACGTTCATAGGCTTCCCTCCGTGTTGCCGTAGTCGTAGTGATACCCTCTGCCGCTCTCGGGTAGCTCATCGTCCCACCGGCCTTGATTCAGCCATGTAGCGGGGTGTGGAATAAACTGCCCGTTGTTCTGCGTCCATTGGTCGCTGCACTTCTGCCGCTCCACTGCGGTCACAAGTGTTTCGAGTGGGACTTTGACCCGCTCGAAAGCTCTCTTAGCAGACTGTTTCCCGATTTTTCGCGGGTAAACTGACCAAAAACGCTCGAATGCGTCCCTCGTAGAGGGGGATTTAGAGGGTATATCGTTTTCTGTCTTATGTTCTTCGTCTTCTGTCTTATGTCTTATGTTATTAGTAGGCTTACATTTGCTTGCATTTGCTTGCGTTTGCTTACATTTGCTTGCATTTGCTTTTGGTGCTCTGCCGCCAGCCGCTCCATTCTGAGCCAGCGCATCAGATTTTTGAGCGTCACGGTCAACGACCGACTTAAATACCGGAAATAAAAGGGATTCTCTCCCGAGGTTGTCTGGAATTTCACCCGACCTGGCATATTCTAAAATCGCAACAAACAGACGGCCTTTTTCGTCATCTTCCAGTGCTGCTGTTTGCTCGATCCAGTCGTAATATGCCTTTACATAGCACCTTGTAGATGCAGCTCCCATACCGCCACCGCCTTAAAACGGCAGCTCGCCGTCGTCCTCGCTGACCTCTGCAAAGCCGCCTGCGGTGCTCTCTGCGGCGTATTGCGGTGCGGCAGTATCGTTACCCTCCGGGCGCCTGTTGTCTGCGAAATACACGCTGTCAGCCTGCACCTCGTAGCTCCTGCGCTTGTTGCCGTTCTTGTCCGTCCAGTCGCGCATCTGCAAGCGCCCCTCGACGCCGATCATGCGCCCCTTATCGGCGTAGTTGCAGAGTACTTCTGCCGTGCCGCGCCATGCGACAACGTCGATCCAGTCCGTGCCGCCCTCTTTGCCGTTGCGATCAACGGCAAGAGGGAACGACACAACGGATACGCCGCTGTTCGTCTTTTTCAGCTCCAAATCCCGCCCGATGCGTCCCATCAGGCAGATTCGATTCATGCTCATTTCAATTCCTCCTCGCTTTGGTGTTGGTGCAGATAGAGCACATGGCTCTTGCCGATGGCGGCGTTTTGGGCGAGCCATGCGCGCGCCTGCTCGCGGGATAGATGGCTCTCCATCGCGCGGCTCTCATAGCTGAATTCTCCAGCCTCCAGCTTGCGCTTCATGCGCTCCTGTATCTCCTCTTCGCCGTAATTGGCTTCGATCAGATAAAGGTCGTAGTCCTGCGCCACAATGCCGTCCAGCGAGGCGCAGTCCGTCGCATAGAACACGCGCTCGCCGTTTGCAAATTCGATATGCCACGCACAATTCGGAACATCGTGAGGAATGGAATTGTAGGACACACAGACGGGGTAGAGAAGGGAACAGGAGTAGAACAGCACATGGCCTGCCATGCCCTCGTCGGTCACGCGGCGGTCCACGCCGATGCGTCCCATCGGTTCCATGAGCCACGGAGGGACGCACCAGCGCAGCGCAGGGCGCAGGAAGTGCAGGCGCTTGATGGTCTCGGGGTTGAAGTGGTCGCCGTGAACATGCGTCAGCAGGACGAGCCTCAATCCCTTGCAGTATGGTTCGAGTTCCCGAAAGGGAACGCCGCAGTCAATGAGTATTTCATCATTCAGCAGTACGGCGTTCCCCTTGGAGCCGGTCGAAATGACCTTGACCTTACAGATCATTCATGCTCACCTGCTTGGGGGTGCCGGTCTTTCCGTCGTCCGGCGTACCGAGGGCGTCAGCGGGAGCGGGCAGCTCGTCCTTGACCTCGCCTGTGGTCTCGTCCACTTCGACGGTCGGGAGATCAAAATACTGCTCGCGGCTCGCGCGTCCCTCTTTCAGTGAGGTATACACATTACGCAGGCGCACGATGCTCTGCGCCGTGAACGCTTCGGCCTTGCAGCCGATGTACTTTTCAAGGCACTCCATCGGTACGCCGAAGTCATCCTTGAACGCCTGTCCCATCTTGCGTACGCGGTCGATCATGGGTTCATCGCTCTTTCCCATCATCGTCTTGGTACACGCCGCAAGAGCGGCGTCTACCACGTCGCCGGGGATAATGCCAAGAATGCACGCGCGCATACGGCGCGCGCCCTGATTGGCGACCATTTCATAGATGTCGCGCGGGTCGGTGAGGGCAACGCTGCCTTTCTTGGTGTAGCGGATATGCGGCACGGTGAAGATCTTCGTCTGGCGGGTGTTGGTCTCCAAATCCCAGCAGTAGGCCATGACGGTACTCTCGCCGTTCTTCTGCTCCAGCTCGGTAATGCCGAAGTCGAGGTTGCCCCAGTTCTGCGCCATGACCTCGGCGAGACGGATCGAGGGGCCGGTCACGTTCTCGCCGCCGCGCGGGTATTCATAGATCGCGCGCTCGGCAAGGCTCTTGCGCTTGCAGGCGTTGAGAATGCGGTTGTTCGCTTCGATCTCGTCACGGGGAAAACGCTTGGCGACGACCATTGCCGCCTGTACCTCCTGCGCCTGACGGGAGATCATCATTTCGGCGTTCACGCTCTTGGCGCTCACAACTTCGGTGCTGTTGTAGGTCTGCATTTCGTTCATGGTAATATCCTCCTTAAAATAATCATTCGTACTGATAGCCATTGCTGACAAGGAATTGCTTCAAAAGGCGCAGGCGCTCGCGCGTATCGGTCACGCGGAACGACACCGTGAGGTGTTCGACCGCCGCCTGCTCCACGCGCTTCGGGACGACCTGCGGGGCCGCTGCGACGGTTACTCCAGCAGCGCGCGCTGCTGGAGTAACCGTGTGGCGTTTCACGGCCTCGCGCTCCTCCTCGGCGCGGCGGTGACGCTCGTTGACAACGGAGATCGCAAGCGAGAGGTCGAGGTTATTTTTGTACTCCACCATGATCTCCGGCGCGTTCTCGCCCATCGTGCCGATGGTTTTCATGTCCTGCGCCACGCCGTCCACCTTTAGCTTGATCTGCTCCATGAGCTTCTTCGGCGTCTTGGCTCTGGCGCTCGCCATATCGACCTTAACGCCGGTCTGCCCGAACGAAAGGAAGTCGATCTCGTTGACCGCGCACAGCTCCCGAAAATAGCCCAGCAGCATTTCCTCGCAGCGGCTCTTGATCTCGCTTTCCGTCGCGTCGATCTTGGCTTTCAGGTCTGCGTCGGCGCGCTTGTACGGGTCGGCGATGCACTCACGGTAGACGGATTCGAAGCTGTCGTACTTCTCCATGATTGCGGATTTAATGGCCTTGCGCTGGGTCTCGGCATCGGCAAACTCGCGGTTCATTTCGGCGCGAATGTTCTTCACGCTGGTTAAGGTCTCGTCGGTGCAGACAAGGCTCATTGCCTCTGCGACGCGCTGCTCCGTCTGCTCCTTCCGGCTCCTCAAATGCTCCTCGATCACGGGGAGTTGAGTCACTTTCATCAGGGTGTTATCCATCTTCGGTCTCCTCCAATTCTTCAAAATACATTTCCTCTGCGCCGCAGTCTGGGCAGAACTTTTCCGTCACGAGGACGTAGCCGCGCTCACCGTCAAGATTTTCGCGCCGACGCATAACGTCCGGCTCGTCAAAAATGAGGTGGCAGCAAGTGCAGCGATAGATCATTGATTCCCCTCCAAATACGCCATTGCGCTCTGCACGCCGAACACGCGCGCCGCCTGATGGTCGTTGAAAAACACGTCGATATGGTTGCCGTTCACGCCGCACCCGCAGTCCTCAGCGATGTAGCTACGCTGCGTGCCGTTCGGCCAGATCAGCAGGACGCGCGTCCCGTAGGGGATCACCTTCGGGTCAACCGCGATTGTGCGTCCCTCGGTTGCCAGCGTGCCGGTCGCGGTGTAGCCGCTCGCCCACTTGCCGCAACAGCAGCGACCGGGACAGTACGCCGTGAGCGTAAACTCACCGAGAAAAACGTCGTTGCACACCGCGCTTTCAGTCGCAGGAATGTCCCACGCGGGGTCATACTCCTCTACGATGGGGGCTTCTTCCGGTTCCGCATCGACCGCTTGTGCGCTGGTAGCGAGGATTGAGATCGCAATCAAGAGGATCGTCGCGCCCAGACACGCCGCCGCAAACAGCGCCGATTCATCGGCCTTGCGCTGCTCTCTCGTGCGCTTGTCGTGCCGCCTCACCGTCTGCGCCCCCTGTCGATATACGGGAGCAGATCATACAGCACCTTGCACACCGCGCACGCGCCGATGACGGCAAGGGCGGTTGCAAAGTCGCAGCCGTTGAGCGCGATCACCGCAGCGGCAATGCCGCCGAAAAACAACGTGTCGATCATGCCTCCACCTCATATCCAAGAAATTTCAGGAACGAAAGCCGCGGGATGACCGTGATCGTTCCGATGCGGCTGACCGGAAATCCGAGCTGTTCGGGGTGGTCTTTCGCCGCAATGCTGATCGAATAGGGCTTCCGCCCGAGTACCGGCGCGATATCCGCCGGTGTCAGCACCGGCTTGTCCGATGCAAGCATTTCTTCCACCGTCATGTGCGTTCCTCCTTGCTGTCCAATGCCGCTTGAGCTTCACAGCACAATTCCTCTTCCACGCGCCGTAACGCCATTTCAATCTGAATCAGTGCCCCGTAAAACCGGCAGTCTCCGGTCTCAGAGAGTTCGCCTTCTTGAATTGCCCCTGCGATGCAGAGGGACAGTGTGTCGGTCACACCAGAAAGATCACACCCTATGGAATCGACTTTACCGGCAAACTCATTTATGCTCATTTGCGTGTTCCTTCCTCTCCAAGAAACTTCTGGATGAAATACTGCTGGCCTTTGCCGGTGACTTTCGTGGTCTTGCTCACCGTCACCGTACCGTCAGAATGGGTGATTGCCGTTTCCTTAACGGTGAAAAGCCCCAAGTCCATTGATTTTTGTGTTGGCATATTGAAGTCCGTGCCGTTCCGGCGAATCAGATAGCCGTTTTCGCGCATCCAACGGAACAGTCGGTGCTGCCCGATGTCAACGCCGTTTTGTTTCAGCAGCTTCGCCAGCTCGCCGACGAGGATCGAAGTCTTGCTTGCGCTGACCGCATCGGCAAAAAGCACCTTTGGCACGTCGGCCTCGACCTTGTTTTCAAGCCGCTTGAGCTTGTCCCCTGCGATTTGCAGCGCGCGAGCCATGACTTTCTCCGGGCTGTTCCAGTCCTTTTCAATTTGAAGAAAATACTGGCGGGCCTGCTTGCCCTTTTCATTGCGCTGGATCATGCAAAGCTCTTTCGCCATGTCGATGGTGAGCACTGCGTCGTCAACCGTTCGGGTGACCATGCGCTCACCCTCATTTTGAACTCGCTCAATTTTGAGCGGGTTGAAATCTTCGCCCTCGGTGAACCCGTACTCGCACATTCTCGGGAACCAGTCTTTATAAGCCGTCTTCACTTCGAGAAAGCCGTGCAGGTCTCGCGCAGAGACCGCAGGGCGGTCATTGTTGTAAGTGATCTTGATTAGCTCGTTCATGCGTCCTCCTTATCCTCGGCGCGCCGTTCAATGATCGCGTCGATTGCGCCCTCCACTCGCTTTCGCGCATCGGGCGGCTTGCGCCTTCCGTTCAAGATCATGCTGATATAGGCTCTTGTCACGCCCATCTCAGCCGCGACTTCTTCAAACGAAATGCGGTTGGTGTGCATCTTTCCGACTGCACGGCCAGTCCATGCTTCAAGCAAAGCCATTCCTCCCTTTTCATTCTGTTAATTTTGTTGACTGCGGCAGGGAAGTTTGCTATACTGCTTTCGCGGGGTTATCTCCATAAAAGGGGGTGATCGCATGAGAAACGCAGCACATACTTCGTCCGAGCTCGCGTCGCTTGCTGGCAAGTTGATGCATCACGAGGACAAGGACGTTCGTTCTCTTGCCGCCATCGCCTTAGCTAACCGGCGAAAGTAGGTCAGCTAACAGGAGAAAAGATGAAGCTACTCGCACATTTTTGCCCCGCAGCCGCCTTGATGCTCACGCATCGGGGCGGCTTCCTTTTCCTGCCGCAGTCAAATTTGGGGTTGCATAAGTTAACTAACCGTGCTATTATGCAGATAGCCGAACCACATAAGAGCTTGACACGGACGAATGAATCGTCGGGGTCTGGTTTTATGTTCCCTTTTTCAACTCCACGTCCAAATTATACGGTTAGAATAGTTAGAAGTCAAGGCAAAATTGTTAACTTTTCTATCTTCGTCGATCTGTTCAAAAACGTCCTATGGAATTAACTACTTTTTACAAAAATTTCGTATCCCTCTGCACTAAAAACGGTCTGAACCCATCAGGTGTAGCCAAAGCAATCGGCCTTTCAAATGCTGCTGCGACCGGATGGAAAAAAGGGAAAATGCCAAATGATACTACTCGGGAAAAATTGGCAAACTATTTCCACGTGACTGTTGCCGATCTAATAGGGGACGACTGCGCAGAAAAAGAAGCCGCCGCCCCGAAGGACGTCGGCCTTTCCCCGATGGAATCTCAGTTAATGGAATATGTCCGCACACTTACGGACGATCAAAAGAAGATGCTGCTGGCACAGTTGCAGGCGCTAAAGAATCAAGAATGATACGTTTCTGTTCATCGCTGAGATCGCGGAACGCCTGTAAGATTTCGCTGTCGATGTCTTTCATCTATGTATCCTCCGTATGTAAATAGTTTCACTTATCATATACCGCGCCGAGGTTCATTTCACCACGGCGGAATGGTTTTAGGAGGTCTTGTGCATGGGATTGTATACCGACCCGAATTACTTTGAAAAGCAAGCGCACTACCAGCACCGCAAAGTAAAGAAAGTCATTAAGGCGGTGTCCTCTAAGTCAAAGCAGCCTGCCCCTGATGAGGCGGTATCAGAAACCTCGACGCAGGTTGAGCCGGAATCCGCCTCACGCGATATCCATGATTATCCCGTTGAACCAACAGTTGATGAATTTGACGAATCTCCCGGCCTAACTCAAATGACGCAAGAAGAATACGACGCGTTCATGATGGGAATGACCGTCGAGCAATACCGCGTCTATCGTCAAATGGTTTTAGAAAACGAAGCCAAGCGAAACAGGCAGAAGCAGCCAAATAGGAAGCGGCGCTCTCCGGAAGTTGATCTTCTGCTGGCAGCATTGAAACCATTGTGCTTCGCGCTCGTCATCTGCGGGGTCATCTGGATTTCAATCGAAAAAGATGTCCCTTTGAAAGAATCTGACATGAATGACACCCCACCAATAAAGTCAACAACTGAAACAACTGGCGGCGGGGGCGGCAGGCTCGTTCCATTGCAGCCTGTGCCCATTCAAAACGGACAGATTGTCACATATCCGTCTGGCGATCAGGTCGCACCTTTGACAGTACAAACCGCCGGCGGCTCAAATTTCTATATCGTGCTAAACCCAATCGACAGAGAGGCAATATCTAACGGAGCGATGTCTTTCCTCGTGTCGGCAAAAAGTGCCGAAGTAGATGTTCCTCTCGGGACATACGAAATCTATTATGCGTATGGTTCGGACTGGTACGGGAAAGAATATAAGTTTGGTGAAAACACCGAGTACTTCAAATGCAACGAAATGTTTGAATTTACCGCAGATGACGAGATGGTTTACGGTTGGACGCTTACTCTCTATAAAGTATCCAACGGGAATATGAGCACTGATATAGTGCCAAAAGATTCTTTCCCGGATATTTAAGTAAAAGCCCTCGCCGCCTCTGCAACACCGGCGAGGGCTTTTCGGCAGCAGCGGGGAGCGGTCGCCGCTGCTTGTTTTGACCATATCGCGCTTTACCTTACCACTTCAATACCAAGACCTTGCAACACGACGGCATTCGACCGCGTTCGACAGACCCACTTTTGGCACCCCAAAAGTACGAAAACCGGAAAAGTTAAGGTGATATAAATGAACATTCAAGAGCTGTGTAGAATCCGTAAAGAAGAACTGAAACTGACCTATCAGGACATTTCCGACGCTTCCGGCGTGCCGCTGTCCACCGTCCAGAACTTCTTTTCCAAGCTGTCGAAAGCCCCGTCCATTTATACCGTCGCGCCGATCTGCAAGGTGCTCGGCATATCCCTTGATGAAATATTTGGAATTTCCGAACACTTGACGCCGACCGAGGAAACTTTGCAGGCGCGCAATGATGAGTTGGAACGCCATGTTGACGCAAAGGCTGATACCATTGAGATCATGCGGCGCGGCGTCCGTATCCGAAACGGCGTGATTTTAATTCTGTTTATCATGGTGGTGTTGCTGGCTGCATGGGGTTTGTATATCGATATGCACTGCGTCGACTATGGATTTTGGAGGGGCTGACATGGCGAATTGCATCAAATGTAAAGCAGCGCTGCCGGATGGCGCGCTGTTTTGTCCTATATGCGGAAAAAAGCAAGCATCTGTCGACCGAAAAGCCACAAAACGCGGCAACGGGACAGGCACAGTCTATAAGCGCGGCTCTTCATGGGTAGCCGAAATCACCAAAGGCTACCGCGAAGAGGACGGCAAGCTGACCCGCGTGAAGGCAAAAAAATGCGGCTTCCGCACAAAACGAGAAGCCTTAGAATATATCCCTATGCTGCGGACGCAAAAGCCCCGTGAAAAGGATATCACTTGGCGCAAGGCATACGAATTATGGTTCCCGACGCACCGAGCCGACAAGTCCACGCTGAATTGCTATGCCGCTGCCGAAAAGTATTTTGCATCGATCGAATTTATGAAACTGGCCGCGGTCGAGATTGATGACATCCAAGAATGCATTGATGACTGCCCGCGCGCCAAACAGACAAAGAAGAACATGCGCACCGTGTGCAGCCTGATCTATAAGTACGCCGTTCCGCGCGGATACGCCCCTATGAGTATGGCCCCGTATCTCACCGTCACCGGTGAAAACGCCGCGCCGCGTGCGAGCTTTGATGCCGACCAGATCGAGAAGATAAAAGAGGCGTGCGGCGTGATTCCATACGCCGACTATATCTACTGCATGTGTTACCTCGGCTTCCGCCCTACAGAATTTCTCGGCCTGTCGATTGATAACTACGACAAGAGAGAAAAGGTGCTTCGCGCTGGTATCAAGACCGAAGCGGGCAAGAATAGAACCGTCACGATATCACCCAAGATTCAGCCCATCATAGATCGGCTGTCGAAAGATAAGATATCCGGCGCGCTGTTCTGTAACGAAGAAGGAAAAGCGTTCAGGTATGACTATTTCCGCGACGAGGTTTTCTATCCCACATTAAAGGCAATCGGCATTGACAATCCAATCGAAAACAAGCGGCACAAGTATTCCCCCCATACATGCCGTCATACGTTCGCAACACTGATGAAAAACATTCAGGCATCGGACAAGGACAAACTCGAGCTGATCGGTCACGCAAGCCCCGAAATGCTGCGGTATTATCAGGATGTCAACCTCACCGACCTTCGAAAAATCACCGATGCAATATAATTTTTCTGTTACCCCCTCGTTACCCCCATCGAACGATTACCCGTTGATATTCCGTCGTTTTTCGGTGACTGGGGGTCAAGAGGCCGTGAGTTCAAGTCTCGCCACTCGGACCAAGAAAAACCTCGAAACCGTTGCGGTTTCGAGGTTTTTTCATATTTAGACTATTCTGGCAAATTCTCGATTATGCCCAATATTTCTATCCTGTTACCCCCGCCGTTACCCTCGCATAAAAGGCCTCTACCCATTGCGGGCAGAGGCCTTTTTGGCTAATAGTGCATCATTTTTTAGGCTCGCTCATCCCTCGCGAAACATCCCTTGCATCGTCCGAACCTCTGCAGCTTTCTCAATCTGCTTCCTGTGCAGATAGTCATAGAGACACTTCATGCCCTCGGGCGGCTCGCCGTGCTCCTGCCGGTACTTCTGGATGACGCCAGCAACCTCGGCGTGGAGCATCGTCATGTGATGCATCTCTTCGCCGGAAAGCTCGTAAAACGTCTTCGCAAGAGCAGGACATTCATCCTTGTACTCGAGGGCGCATTTCGCGTACTTCATCGCGTCCTCAATTTCCTCGTCGACCATCGCCGACAGTTTTTCAATGAGCTTCATTTTCTTCCTCGCTTTCTGCAGCAAATAGCAGCAAAATTATCCCGAGCAGCAGAGCATCCGAATCGTCGTTCATAGTTTTTCGACCGTGACCGCAAGGTTGTTGACGACCGATGCCACGCCGTCGAGTACCAGCGACAGAAGAGAGCCGTCACAGCCGCAGGCGTTACGAATAATAGCCGTAATAGTGAGGTTTGCCACGCCGTTTGCTGCGACCGTCTGAGCTGCCGTAGCGCCGATGATGGCGACGCCGTCCTTCTGTGCGGTCAGGCTGACCGTACCGGCAGCCGTGGGTGCAACTGTCGCGCTGACATTGACAAGGTAATAGCCCTGCCCGCACAGTGTAATCGCGTTGCCGTCCTGACGGATGTTGCAGCCATAGCGGCGCGTCGTCGAGCCGACCGGCACGATGCCGCCGACCGCAACGGTGGGATTGCTGACGTTGGTCGTGTAAATTGCAGACTTACTCATATTTTTACCCTCCTAAAAAATTAAAAAGCGGAGCAGCTGTTGCCGCCCCGCTTGCCTCGCCGAATAGGGCGTCAAATGTTGCCGTTTCCGCAGCCGCAGCCACAGAACGGGGAGTTGCCCGCGCTGTAGGTGTAGCCGCTGGGATAGCGCACGACACCGCACATCTGCTCGCGCAGATAGAGCTGGTTGTTGGCCTGCTCAAGCTGTGCGATGCGGCCTTCGAGCTGGCTCTTTTCGAGCGCTGCGAATTTAGCGTCGATGTTGGCGTTGATGGCGTCAAGGCCGCGCTGCGTGGTGCAGCAGCAGTCTGCCATCTGGCGCTGGATGTCGTTGCCGGTCTGCATGATGGTCATGTTCGTGCCGTTCTGCGCGAGCGCGACTTCCTTGCCCAGCTGGCCGATGCCGCCCTGCATCTCGTAGCCGAGATTGCAGATGCCGTTGCCGATGTTGGTCAGGCGGTCGTTCAGCTGGCCAAACTGCTGGCCGAAAAGGATCTCCTGCTGCGATGCGGCCGTGGCGTACTGGCCAAACTCGCCCTGGCGGTTCCATCCGTTGCCGCCAAAGCCAAACATGAAGAGGAAGAGCACGACAATGAGGAACCAACCGGAGCCCCAGCCGTTCTCATCGTTCGCACCGCGGGTGACCGCGGCGATATCGCTGAGAGACATACCACTATCCATGTGTCAAAACTCCTTCCTGAAAGAATTTTATAAATAAACCGTTGCGCACCGGCTTATTTCAGAAATTGCACGAACTCCTTTGCCTGTTCCTGGAGCTGCTGGAACTGAGCCTGAGACATCTGCCCAGACTGTAAAAGGCGTTCAATCTCCTGCTGCGCTTTCTGAGGCGTCATGCCTGCAGCGAATTTGCGGAATTCGCCGATCATCGCAAGGGGATTATTCGGTCTTCTGCTTCCGCCGCCCATCAGCATTTGCATCATCGGATTTGGCATTGAGTATTTCCTCCAATCTCTTCACGCGGTTTTCAAGACTGTTGACGTCTACCGGCGCAGCCGCCTGATACGGCGCGACTGTGTACGGCGTAACGGTGGCATACCCCGCACCATCCGTCTGTTTGAGCCAGACAATGGGGTCGTTCTCGTCCATCAGCAAAATAGAGCTGTTCGGAGCGAGCCTGAACGCCTCTGCGCCATTTCTTCCGTTCACGCGGGTAATTTGACCCGCAAAGCCTTGCATCGCTCCTGCGCCGTTCTGTGGGCTTGCAGGGGCATATCCTGAATAGGGGTTATACCCCATCTGATAAAGGTTGCCGAAATATCCCATGCGCGCACCTCCTTTTGTTGCCTCAATGATAACGAAAAAGAGACCCCGCAAAGAGCCTGAAAAAGGTCTTTGTAGGGTCTCTTCTTTATGCGTTTTTGATACCGTCCGCGATTTTGCTGTATGCCCGGCGTCGCCGCGTCTTCACGTACTCCGGTGAGACGTGCAGCGTCTCCGCGACTTCGACGCGGCTCTTCCCGCGCACATCGCATTCAATAAGGCAGTACGCCTCATCGGGCGGCAGCTCAAACGATAAGATATACGCCACGGCCCGCTTGGGGGCCATAGAGGATAACTGTGCGCGAATCGCTCGGTGCTGCTTGTCCATGCCTCCGAATTTCTCTTGCTGCACGCGCCGGTTCGTATATGCCGTGATCTCAGGCAGTCTCATCCGGGCCCTCGCTTTCTTTCTTCTCTGGCGCTTCCGTGCCGTCGCAGATCATCGCGATATTGCGAAGCGACTGCCGCACCGCCGCCACCACGTCCACCGCGTCGCCGTTGACGTTCAAAATGCCGATCAGGCGCATCGCGTGCGCCGCTTCCTGCTTGATCTTTTCATTCATGCTCTTTACCTCCAATCGGGTTGCGAATAGCTCCCGTAATTGTTGACCGGTCGAACCGATAGCCAATTTGTGTTGTAATACGTCCCAATGTTGACGATCGCGCGGTATCTCTTCCAGTTCGGATAGGCATACGTCCCGACGTTGATGACCGCCTTCGCACTGCCTCCGCTGCCGCCGCCGCTGTATGTCGTGGCTGTGCCGGAATCGCTGTAATCTGAGACGATCCACGATCCGCCCCAGTAGTACATGTTGCATATCCACTCGTATGTCGTGCCCGGTGTGAGCCCTGTGATCGTGCCGACAAAGGTGCTCGTACCACCGCCGACCTCGCTCGAATCGAACGAGAATGTCCCGACGCCCGTGATGCGGATGTCGATTGAGCGCTTATACGTGTAATCCGACGCGCCGCCAGTAAACCGTGCGTAGACGCTAAGCTGTGTCCCGTCTCCGTCGACCGGTGACAGCGTACAATAAAAGCTCGCCATCTCTCACTCCTCAAGGAAAAACACCGTACCATACGGCGCGGCACTTGGCGGCGAAGCGCCGAACATGTAGTTGCCGCTCAGTACCAGATAGCCGCCGCCGAGCGAGACGACAGGGTAGTCGCTGGCATCGTCTTTTCCGATCAATGCAAACGGCCCCAGCTCGGATTCAAGAAAGATATTTCCCGCTGCGTGCATCTTCATGCCACCATAGGTCGCCGTCAGACCGACGCCGACCTGCCCCGTGCCCGTGTAGGCAAGATCCATGCTGCCGACAGGGGTATCTCCGGCCAGCAGGCTCACGCTCCCGCCGCGCAGCGCACCCGCCGTCAGCGTGCCGTCGATGTTGACTGCCTTGACGTGTAGATCGATGGTCCCCGTGCTCGCGATCTGCACGCCGTTTTTGTTCAGCGCAAAGACTGTGCCGTTGCTGCCGCTCGTTGCCGCCAACGTGATCTGATTCAAGTTCTGGTCGATGAGCGTCTGCGCCGCCGTGCCGTCGATCTTCCCGCTCACCTGCGTGCGCAGTCCGTTGACATCCGCCGTCAGGTTCGTCACGCTGCCGTCAAGGCTCGAAATGCTCGCCTGCAAGCCCTGCGCCGTCACGCCGAGCTGCGTGATATTCCCCTCTGCGTCGCTGATGCGTCCCGCAAGGCCTTTTGCCGTGATAGACAACTCGTTCACATTCTTGTCCGTATCCTCGATCTTGGCGTAGATCGGCTCGGAAATATTCTTGATAAACTCGCTCAGTGCATTCTGGTTGATGTTGCTCCCGTCCAGATTGAAGAGCGTATACCGAAGCTGTTCCAGAAGCACGAAAAGGTAGTCATAGACCCCGTTGATCTGCTCCTGCGTGTCTTTGCCTTCGCCGTTCGGGAAGGTCGTCTCCACCAGCTGAAATGTCGTCGGCACTTGTCATCACACCTTCCAGTTGCCCTTGCTTTCTTTGCGGTTTTCGCGCCGCCACCATGCCATAGCATCGGCCACCGCATCGTTGGCAATGGCGTGGTCGTTGGCATAGAGCGCGCTGTCCTGATTGTAGGCGTCGAGCTGCGCTGCCAGATATAGGTGGTAACACTCGTTGTGCCCGTCCGGCAGCAGCAATTCCATATCATCGACGCTTGCTGTGTCATCCTCCACGCTCACCTTGAGAACGGGGGCTTCCTCCCCCATCATCTCGGCGATTCGGTGCTCAAGTACCATGAGAATTTCCGCCTTGCGCGGCGTGCTCAATTTGTTAGGCCGTAGCGCATCCGCGTCACGGATAGCTTTCAGCATTTTCATACATTAGACCTCCGTGAAATACTGCCCCACGAGCTCGTGCGGCAGATACTGGAGAGTGATTTTGTTACCGGACTGCTCACCGATACGCTCGCAGAGGTACAGCTTAGTGTCCTCGGGGTCTTTGTAATAAAGACCATAGGTGTACTCCATACCACGAGCGGCCGAAATCGGGTCATCCTGCGTGCCCGCGTGGTCGACGTTGATGATCGTCCACATGGCA